CCACAACTTTGCCAACATATCCCGGCGGAACCGGTTCACTGCAGCCGGCCATGGTAAGGATCAAGAACGCTGCCAGTATCGTGTTTTTCATTGCTTTGGTTCCTCATTGGTTATTTGGTCTATTTGCTTTCTGTTATCGGAAGGGCTGTACTCCTGTCGTGCCTGGGTTTCGATGACAAGGGGCTCCGAAACCCTTGAGTCGTATGTCTGAACAGTTTTCTCCAGTTGCTGCGGCGACTGCAGCCGAAACGGGGTGATGGCTATCACTGCCAGAGTGATCGCCAGGCGCACATAGGCGGCTGGGTCTCGGCTTATCAGGCCAGTCCGCTTGAAGTGCTTTCGGATTGGCGATGAAGCCCAGAACAGAAGGGCCAGGCAGACGAAAAGCTTTAAAACCGGGTACCAGATAATCATAATTACTCTCCAAAAGAACCTTTTTGTCCAAGGTCAATGTCCGCCAATATAGAACTTAAGAGTCCCAACCGCCTTCGGTGAGTCCCGTGTCGCACCACAGATCGCAAGTGTCGTGAAACTTTTGAAGAGTTCTCAAAAAGTTAAACCGTGTTCATGGGCCAGATTCTGCAAATAATTAGCCCAGTCATCAGGGTTCTCAAAGTCATGTATGTCCTGGAGCTTGTTAATCAGCTCTAAGTGACATTTTGGGACAAGTCCTTTTCGTGACAATGAATACCAACTAGTCTTTTCAATTATATTAGTCGCTTCTTCATCACTCATTAAACAGCCAGCAGCACACTGAAGACCGTTTACTCCTCGATAGGCACAAATGTCGTTATCCGGCTCTAAAATGCTATTTGCCATTTGAGTGAGCAGGTGATTTTTAACTTGGTCAAACACTTCTTGCTCAGTTGCTTGATCTAGTGTTGCTAATGTAATCATGAACTACTCCTGGCTATCAGATAGTAAAGTGACTATGTCATCATATTTTGAGACATCGCAGCTTGTCTTCCACTTTCATGACGCTGGGGCGGCCTTCGGCAGATCCACGGTCCTGTGAACGGCGGTCCCCTCGATACCATCCGTGGCTCTCACCTCAGCCGCCGCGTTTGAGAACGACTCCCGACCACGCTTCTGCGGATATGATCCAGAGCGTCCAACGCATGCTCCAGCCTGTCGGGTGATTCTTTCTTGAATAGCTTGTCAAAAATCTTCATTAATTAGTTTCCTCGTTGTATTGAATCACTCATCTCATTTTCCTCGCGAGCGTCTCGATGCCCGAATCGGTGAAGCCCAGCTTCCTCAAATCGGCGGTCGTCTGATCGAAGCACACTTCATGCCCTTTTGATTCAGCGTCTAAAGCCTTGAGTCTGCGAAAAGTTACGCGAAATGTCTTTCGGTCTTTCGAATAAATGATATGCACGGCAAATCTCCCGTCGAGACACTGATTAAAAAGCCCCTCAAAGAGGGGGCATGGTTGACCTTCACCGGGAACGATTTTGAAAAAGCACCGGCTAAATACGTGAGGCCAAACTGAGTTTGGCGGCATTCGAGGTACTACTGCGGGTTGTACCTTTTATGGTGCAATCTGTGCTGAGCGCACAGCCGCAGGAAGAGGGCTCGCGCCTCTGCCAATCTAGGAGTTCTGACATTTCGAATCTCCGTGTCACCGTTGGTAAGTCTGACAGTGAAAAAATGTACGCCTCGCCAACCTGCGTGAAGCGATGCAGTTATTGTTACCATCCATTGTTCTCTGCTCGCTTTCTCGACGAAGCCGTCCGCCAGAGCGGACTCGGTATACCACCCTCTAACGGTATACCGGTACTCATAGGTTGATCTTGACATTTCTCCTCATCACCCTATAGTCTTCCACGAGGGTCTTATTGATGTATTTCTCTGCCATTTCTCGGCAAAGGGCCATGGTCTTGACGATCGGAGTTTTCTCCGGTAATATCTTCAGTAACTCTTCCGGTGCTTCACCTCTTATATAGTAGTTGTTCAGTTGAATGTACATTATAAGGAACTTTCCATCCCTCTCATAGGAGATCGTTATGCGATTCTCTTCGAAGAAATCTCTGTCGGTCCTTCTCACGTGAGAGATCCTGTGCACACGCTGCTTGCCGTTCGGTAGGATGTACTCTATAACTCTCATTGGTCGTCCTTGGTTATGAGGCCACTTCCTCAATGCTGGAAGTTTTGACCCGTTGGGTTACGGCTTTATTGCCGTTCTTTAATCCCGCTCGGGGGATCAGGATATCAACGTATCCTTGCCCCGGATTGAGCGTACTGCCGCCATTCAGTGTCGGTAAAATGAAAACTCTTTCCTTCGTTGCTTTAAGATACGTCATCAATGTTCTCCGGTAGCACTACATAAGTTGGCAACCGTCCTTGATTTAGTTCTTTACACTTCTTCTGAAACTTGTCGACGAGTTCCACGAGTGCGTTTATGTCCTTCGCTTCAAGACATTTAGCCACGTCGCCGATGTTCAGCACGATGAATTCATCCCCCATAGAGACCTCTCTTTATGGAGATCACCAGAAGCTGAATCTTTTCCAGTTCGGCTTCCAGATGATCAAGATCCGACTTCAGAGTTTCGGCACGCTCGGAATCTTCACTGGCGGCTTTTTTGGCGCGAGCCCTCCCACGGCGGCCTTGATCGCGGCCACGTCTTCCGGCTCGGATTCGGCCTCACTGGCCCGCTTTATGTCTTTGTTCAACTGAGCTTTCTCCAGCTCCGCTATCTCATCCGTGTCCACCTTCTGGAACACCCAGCGATAGTTGAAGTTGCCGGTGTCTCTGGGCACGTCGTGGACGTCCAGAATCATGACAACACCTAAACCTCTGGCGGACTTGGCTACGACCTTGTCTTGCGGGACGAGCTTTTCCGCCAGCTCCATCTTGCACAAGAATGTGTAGACGGTGGGATCGCCCGAGTACATCGCTGCAACCGTGGTATACTCAATCATTATCGCCTCTTGAATAAAAAAGCCCTCCGAAGAGGGCGTAAAGGGTTACTCGGTTTCTTCTTCTTCAACAAAGGGATCTTTGTTGAGACTGGCCACCCGTGCTTTGGCCACGTTCTCCATGGTTTCGGTGTTCTCTCCATAGGACTTGAAAATGGCACCTTTTCCGTCAACGATACACGCTTCGCCTTTCAATTCAGCAAATCTGTACATCTTCTCTCCTTAAAAGTAAGATTGGTTCATCATCCAACGTCGACACGACGATGGTCTTTCTTCGCTTGGAAAGGTTGATGATAACCTTTCGATCCAGAAGAAATTCGCGCTCCTCCAAGCTCCTGACTATGAGCCAGTTGGGGTCAGACTCACCTAGTTCAATCCCCCCGAGTGTGTGGAGTCTACCCAAAGAAATAGCTTGGACCATGTAATGCATTAAAGTCTTCCTCGATTCGTTTGAGACGGGTTTCAGCTGCAATAAACATCTGATATACTTCCTGATTGCCCCCACGGTACGCCTCCGCGTGTGTGGCATACTGATCGCTCCCTTGATACTCGACGCCGAGACGTCTTGCTCTAGCCCTCACCATGATGTCGAGCGTCTCATGGCTTGCGGCTCTCTCGAACTCCTCGCGGTATCTATTTAACATCATTGTACTCTTTTTGTTTGTTGTTAAAAGCCCCCGACGGTGTTCTGTCAGGGGCAGTACGAGAAGGTGACACGGGTCAACATCACCTCAGACTCTCGCGGGTCTTGTGAAGCGAGGTAGGCGAGCATGACACCCGCCTTCCGGCGGCAGTGGTTACTCTGCCTTAGCTGCCTCTTCGGCGGCTTTCTTGGCTTCTTTTTCAGCCTTCATCTTTTCTTGATACTTACGCAGACCTTCCAGAGCTTGCGGAGTGACTTCACGTTTCGGCTTACCCGCATTGAAAGCTTCGACGATGTCGTCACGCTTGGCCACGATGTAGTCAGCCAGCTTCAGGTTGTCGTCGCCGACCAGCTCCGTAAGTGCTTCCTTGATGGCAGCGTCTTTATCGTCGCCGGTGAGGCGCTTCTGACCGGGCCACTTGAAGGACTTGATGATGTCGTCACTGTGCTCGATCAAGAAAGCGTACTTCTTGTTATCGCCCTCTTCTTCTTTGAGCGCTTCCAGTGCCTTAGTCAGCTTGTTCCTTTCGCTTTTCGTCACCCGGCGTACTGTGCCGATGTCGAAGTTCTCTTCCAAGTCTGACTTGTGCTCAAGCAGCCAGTCGGCCAGCTCCTCGTTGCCTTCTACAAGAGTCATCAGCGCGGTGCGCTGCTGAGGCCGCCGCTGGTGATCTTCGGCTTCTCTCTTCGAGTTAAAGACGGTTCCGTCGGCTGCTTGATACACTTGCTTCAGTTCAGTCATTCTGATAATTCCTCATGATTTCTGGATTGCGCTTAAAGCGCGGTTCGCCCGTACTATATTCTAGGGTTAAATCAACGGCCTCCTGGCCCATGCGGCCCAAGGAGTGCGGCCACCTCTCGTTCCAAATCCGCGAAACTCTTGCGGGGGTGCTCGTCCGTGAAGTTGGGGATTTCGCCGTTGCCGGACGGAGACCCGCCGATGTCGGCTCTGTGGGCACCACCGCGCATGTTCGGCGGCGGAGGCGATACCGACGGCATGGCGTCGTCGACGCCCACGAGGCTGGCCTCTCTCGCGCCCCTTGACCGCCGCTGCGCGTACTTACCTGAATTGCTCATTTTCTTTTCCCCTGTTTAGTAGGTCTTTAATCTTCTGTTCTTCGACGATCTTCTTGTATTTAAAGTCTCTACAACTCCTCATCCAACCCCATTGGCCCGAAGTAAAGTCACCGCTCTTGGGCTGGAAAAAGCGCGGCCTATGACTTTTGGCACAACCCATCCGCATGACGAGCTCATCTGATCTGCCGTGAACGCAATCATCACAGTGTCGCATGAATGCTCGCTCCCTTTCGGGGAAGTGCTCGACCACCTCCACCTTATACAGAAGTCGTGCCGCCAACGCTTCCATGCTTTGTCTCATCCTTGTTTTCTCCTTGAACTCGCAATCTGCACAAAGCTCGTCAAAGGAGAGCAACTCTACGGAATTCCCGCAGTCTTCACAAATCATAGCCTCATTTTACATTCAAGGACACCTTTGACGAGACGCATTTCACCGCGCGCCACTACGAGGTTGTCTGCGAAAAAATCTCCCAGCCACGGGTAACGGAAACTCGCTTCTTGCGCCTCATTCGTGAGGAACCACGTGACGCCGCCGTGGTCTGGGATATCCAGATCGCCTTTGACGAAACGCTGGTCCGCGTAACACAGATACGCCGACACGTAAGACCGCCCCATCTTTGCATTCTTGGCGGCCTTTGAGGGCGTGCTCCCGTAACCGTAGTGGCCGTCGTGTCTCACCAATACATAGCCTTCTTCATTCATTGATCTTTCCTCTCTTACGTCTGAATGCTCTTTTCACTTTGGTTTCCACCAGTGCCTTCCGCCGCTCCGTCTCACTCTTGATGATGTCAAACGCCTCAGGCGACTGGCGTGAGGAGAGCAGCTGAAGAAGATCATCCGTGAGCTTCTCCAGCTCTTCCGCCCACGACGTCGTCAACTCTCTGGTGTCGCAACCTCTCAGAAACTCCTTCACTAACGGCATCAGACCTAACGACACCGTAAAGTGATCAGGCATGAAATTCCTGGAGGACACCACTTCCCAGCTCTGTCCAGGTATCTTCACTTGGAGCACTTGGTACTCCCCCTTGCCTCCTCTGTGAGGGCGACCTTTGGCGTCCAAGAACACTTTGAACGCCTCCAGCTGAGAACGGTGGAGTATGTTCCTATTCATTCAGTCATGCCTTCTTCGGTAATGTGAATTTGGGGACCCTGATACGAGAGCTACTGCCACCCTCGGGCGCCTCCCGCAGCTTTTCCGGCGGCTCTCGAAGAGCTGTCCTGAGCTTCTCATACTCATGTTCAACTCCCAGCGCTTTTTCGTAATTGTCCAGAACCGCGCACCAAACCTCTCTCAACCAAATATAGTTCAGCGAGCTACGACGGACCCATTGCAAAGCCTCGTCTCCGTTCCTCCCTCTGAAAGACAGGAGAACATAGCCCGTCAGACGGACTCTCTTGCCGCTTCCATCAAGAGTGTCGGTTTTGTGCTCCCACCACCGGCGAGCGTTGCCGTCGTGAGCGACCCAGAGAGGGCCGAAACCGTCTATGAGACGATGACACATGCCCAACAGCACTGCGTAAGACTCAGCTGTTTCGATCAGGCGCAGATCACACATCTCGTCGGCAAACTTTGCGGGATCTGTGCTCGTCGTAAATGCATTCATCTCAACCCTCTCGTGATTTCCTTGATATGCAGGAAGTTGAAGCCGATGAATTTCTGCACGACCACGTCGTGATCCATCAATAACGTCGTCGGCAGCGTCCTCACGCCGTGCTTTATCGCCGACTTGGCTCCCTCTTGTGTGTCGACGTTGACTTCTTCGAAAGGGATTCGCGCGGCCTCCAACGATGTCTTCAAGGCTTCGCAGCCCGAACATCCGGGTCCGCTGAATACGACAACTTTCATAATATTTCTCCGATGAAGGGTTAGTAGGTCAAGCTTCGCAATGCTTTCAAATCTACCTGGATGCCATAATAGATGCATAGCTTGACGAAGACCATCAGACTGGGCTTGTGCACTTCATCCCGCGACCACCTGTCGTAGGTGCTCCCCGAAATGTTCGCGCCTTCTATGACATCTGCTCTGCAAGACTGCTTCAATTTCAAACGAATGATTTGTGAAGCGAGCGCGTAATCCATGATTAATTTCCTTTCAAGTCGTCCAGATGTGCCCGGAGATCAACAACGATCTGTTTGATCAGCGTTTCTCTGTCGGACGTAGCTTTTCTTTCTGCGGTACCTTCGAGAATCTGCCAAAGATTCTCTTTCAAGGTCTCTATTTCAGCTGCTTGTTTCTCCTTCATCGCTTTATAGAGTTTAAAATAAGCATCCAGGTGCCCGTAATAATAGCCGTTGCGCTTCCTGGCTAGGAACTCCTTATCGGGTACGCGGAAGTTCTCCTTCACGAGGCATTCGAATCCATGCCTGTCGGGATTACTCGCCATTGCCTTTCTCCACTAGGTTGATTACCTCCTGCTCCAGCCGAGATTCGTTCGCCTTGCGTCTCAGCCATTTCGCTTCATATCCGTGGCGATCCGTCACCACAAACGTCGCCTCCGCCTCTTCGGGGGGTTCGTAGTCCCCCGGCCCTGCTCCGGGAAACGTGTACTGCTTGAAGGGCTTAGCGCCCGTGTATGACAACAGAGATATTCCCGCAGGTATCCCTCCGATCGTTACGCTGAAATCAATTGCATGTTTCTTTGGTCTTTCTCGGCCTTCCACGAAATACTTCAAGTCTAGTCTGGCCTTCTTATAGTTCGCCAGAGCCTTGCCTCTGTAGGGCGACTTTTCCTTGTTCGCCGTCCTGAGCATTTCCAGCGCTTCCATGTGAGCTATCCTCAGCAGATTGAGTCGGCTGTTGGGGTCACTGCTGAATTTCATTCGAATACTCTCTCTGGGACGTCACTCAGGAACCGATGCGGGCGAGTCTTCTCTTGATCAACGAAGCGACCCACAGGCGAGGGCATGCGGCCTGAGGCGAACAGCGCTTCGATGATCCCTAAGCACTCGTCGTGTAAATCGATGACGGAACTATTCCCCATCGATATCTCTTCCCGCGCCCACAGCCAAAGCTCGGTCATGTCGATCGCTTTCATCCAGATTTCTTCGCCCTCCGTCAAGACAAAGAGGCCTCCGAGCTGAGATAATATATCCGTCTCCAGCTCTTTCAACTCTTTTTTGATACGCGGCCTCGCCTTCTTTACCGGTGTGGGGATATCCCCTGTCCACCGTTCAGGGACATCATGCCAGAGAATTGCCCGATACAGCGCCAACGAGGGGCTGGGGTGTAACACTTCGAGAAGACCCAGCATGTTATAGGTGTGGGTACCTACGGTGTATTCTCGATGGAGTTGTTTCGCATGCGCCCGTTTGACTTGTCCGCCTTCGCGGAGTGCTTTGATCCGAGTGTGAATGTCAAGCATCGTATTTAGCAATCTCCCCAAGGTAGGCTTCGAGCATCGCAGCCATGTCGAACCTGAGCTTATGTATAATACTTGTTCTTCCGACCATTGCGCTGGCTAATTTTTGATAGTTAGATTCTGTTGGCGTTTCGGCGAGTTCGCCCACTGCCGCCACGGGCACGAAATAATGAATGCCCCCTCTCAGTAGTTCACAGTGCATGGCCATGTTGGAGCTCGAAGTTTCTTCCACCAACAGCTTTCTGAGCATCGGTAACGGGTGCGTGGGCTGCTTCTTCACTTGGCCGTCTCTGGTTATCACCGCGAACGCGTTGTGCAACACGAAACCCATGTGATCTGCCTCCGAGACCGGGTCTACCACGTAATAAGTGTCACCGTCGGTCATTGTTATTTTCATCATTTCGACAACCTCTCTTCAAAAAGCCCCTCCGGAGAGGGGCGTCGTCATTACTTCTTGGAGTGCGCTTTCCAAGCTTCTACCCGAAATAGCTTGCCCACACTTTCAATCCCGGTGCGTTCACGCAAGTCTGCTTCAATCTTCTCGGGATGCATACGCTCCATGACCTTGCGGTAAATATCTGCGCTGACATCCCACCACAGTTGATCTGAAATGAATTGCTCGTTAGCCGTGGTGGGGGCGAGGATTGTGCGTGACCATTTCTGTGTAGAACCGAAGGGCTTCAAGTATGGCCACCTGCGACAACCCTCCGGCGTTCGAGAACTCCATGAGGTCGTGAACGAATTGAGTGTTAGTCTTGGTTTTCATCAGTACTCCGTAGGCAGCGGTGGGGCGGGTTCAGTTGTTTCCAGCTTCTCTTGCATCTTTCTAAGGTCCGTTGCATCCAGCTCCAAGTCCATCATCAGCTGTTCGAAGCAAATAGCACCTCGATCGACATACCAAGTGTGTCCTGAGAAAGTCTTATAGCATTGCGGAGATCGAGGCATATGTGTCGGTCTCGTCTTTGTCGAACCTGAATTCATCGAAGCGCGGGAGGTATAGCGAGAACGTCTCACGGCTGCGGGCATTGATCACCTCATTAAAGAGAACCGCCATGAGCCGGCCTTCGTAGACCGTGCTCCAGTTATGGAAGATATCTTTCCGAAGTTCATCACTGAATCCTGAAACGTCTACGAACACAAGCTCGTCATCAGTGCCGCATCGGATGGACCCAAACAGGTGCTCATTCTTCTTGCCTTCCGTGCCGGGTACCAATTCCAACATTCTCAAATCTGCCGTGTGCTCACATTTCAGCTTGATCTGATACTCTGAGGTGCCGTCTTTCCAGATACCCTCAGGGTGTTTGAAGACTGTCCCCTCTCCCCCTTCGGCTTGTATTTCTGCGGCATGCGCCTTGGCTTCATCCAAACTGTGCACGATGCGTGTTTCCACCGGGAAGATGGTCGTCTCGGGCACTGTGGCGATGAATTTGTTCACCATTCTTCTTCGCTCTTTACGCGATACGTTATACACTCTCTTGGCCACATCCACCAGCGGCACACAATCCCACACGATATACTCAATGTGACAGTCGTCGGGAAGCGCATCATGTCCACTGAGGAGACTGTTGAGGAGGCCATTACCAATCTTACGTGGTAAGGCTCTGCCATATTTGACCACCGTCAATTCACCCTCAAATCGGTACCCTCTCGGTAGCGTGAAGAGATCACGACGAAGCGCCGCCCATGCCCTCCCTTCCATTCCAAACTCTTGACCTTTCCGCGTGAGCAGTCGATTCGGTTCACCTTCGGGGAGCGACAGGCTGGCGAACATTCCATCCATCTTGACTTCACTGGCGACACCTTCTGCCCAGGGCCAGTCATCAAAAGTCTTCACGTGCTTCGGCAATGAGCATCGCATGTACGCCAGAGTGGTTACTAGCGGCTCCGGAAGTCCCGCCAGTTTTGCCGCCTTATTGACCGTTATCGCACCCACGCCTATCTTGAGATTTTTCGTGATGATGCGCCGCAGCAGCTCCTGTGAATTGGGAGTGAGTCGCCGGAACTCTTCGATCAAAGTATCGCGGGCGTCATGGCCCGTAAGTCGCCGCTCTTGCAGATCTTTCAAAATTTTCCAGGTATCCACGGTGAAGTGGCCCGTACGGCCATAAGTGATTCCGGGAGTTTTGAGGACTCCGTAAGTTCTCAGAGGATCGACGGCATGTGCAATAACATTACGGAAGGATTCATCCTCGAAACAATCCGCGAGGATTTGAGTCTTCTCTTTAGTGGAGGACATTTCTTCCATATAGCTGAGCACATCAAACAAGTCGTCTGAAGAATCAAATAACATTTTTACCGCCTTTTAGATTTTTGATAAGAAGGGATGGTTGTCCTTCGTCTAGATTCCACGGTGCTTCCAGCCCGCAGTCTACACACTTCTTGAGGTTCTGAGATGATATCCTGGTGAACGTATCACCGTTGCACCCCTCACAATATTTCCGCAGGGCTTCCTTCCCAGGGTACTGTTTCTCCTCCGAGTTTCTTGAAGTCAACTTCATTATCTTCTTTCGTAACTCGCGGAGCTTCTTCCACAATTTCATCAACTGCTGATAACCTGCCGGTATTAGCATCAAAACGAGCTCCTGCAACTAAGCCGGTGAGACCAGAGAAACGAGCTTTCAGGACAGCCATCTTAATCAGGTTTCTTTCGGCGTCACTGGTGGCAGACATGTTTCTGGCGAACGCAATGATATCGAACGTGATTTGCTTGATCGAGCCTGAACCTCGGATATCATCGAGAGACGGGAGGCGTCCTTCCTCGAATGATTTCTTGTCGGTGGGAGTTTTACGCAGGTGAGATACGAGACCGATCCACACATCAGGGTACCGCTTGACCAGTCTGAGGAGGTCGTTCATGACCTTGTCTTGTGCCTCATTTCCCTGCAGGTTGTCCACACCCTCCGACACCAGGATCGTTATGTGATCCACGAAGAGATACTTACAACCAACTAGGCACATGTACTCCAGTTTGTCCAGGATGCCGCCGTCATTCATGGAACCTTGATGGTCCAACAGCTCGACGCGGTCATCTCCGAACACTTTGTCGAAACCCGGCCTGAGCTCCGCTAAAGAGATGTCTTCCATGGCAGGATTTCGATGTAACGCCATCCCTGAGAACTTACGAGCAGTCTCGGCGGGCGACTCCTCAAGACTGATCACCCCGATTTTGTCGGGTGTGGTCTCCAAGATATGTAAGCCGACTTCTCTGAGAATCGTGGACTTGCCGCTACCCGTCCCAGATATCAAGAGAGTTATTTCACCGCCTCGAATGCCTTTCAGTTTTGAGTTCACTCCGGCCAAACATGGGGGATATGGCACGCTCGGAGTGTTCTCCGCAGCCTCCAGTGCTTCCCATATTTGCTTCTTCTTTATGATACCTGCCGGGGTGTACTGCTGTGCATCGAAGATACACTCCATCACTGCTTTGCCGCCCAGCTCCACCAATACGTCATTGGCGTCGTTCTTCGGGAGCTTGGTCATCCTGACCTTGTCGTAGCCGATTATCTTAGCTGCGATCTTTTGCGCCTTGTACCCGGCGTCGTCTTCGTCGAAACACAACACGACTTCTTTAAATGACCTGACCCAACTCCTCTGTTCAACTAGATGCTCCGCCATCGCCGACGAAGACAAACCCACGATGGGGTAGAATTTATTGTACCGGGCATACGATGCTTCAGCCACGGCCAATGTGTCGCACTCTCCTTCACAAATAATCAGACGTTTACCGCCGCCGTTGAAATGCTCCTGTCCAAACAGCATCTTAGAGCCGCTGGGAACCCAACTGAATTCCTTCGGCAACTTCCGCACTTTATACTTGGCCATCGACTCATACGGATAATAATGATGATCGATGTTCCCGTCGGAATTATAGGAGATCCTAACCCCGTAGAAAGTCGTGACGGCTTTGGTGATGGCCCTTGCTTCGAAACCTCGGATTTTGAATGAAGAGATCTCTTCCGCCGATCTTTGTTTCTTGAAACCAAAGTTGCGGACGTTTGGTATTTTCTTTTCTGAGCCGTTCTCTATTTCCGTTGCCGAGAAAGCTTTTTCACAAGAGAAGCATTTGGCTCCGCCGTCTGCGTATATCTGCATCGCGTCTGAAGATGAACAGGAGAGGCAAGGTTGATTCTTTTCAACTATGGTTCCCATGTACTACTTGACCTTGATTGATTGTGCCATCACCGTGGTCGTGATACCCGCCAGTGCGATCTTGAGACTGGCCAACCCCGTGTCTTCCACTAAATGGAGTATTTCAAGAAGCAGGAGACCGTTCCCCAGGATGAGCAGACACACGCCTACGACTACTATTGATTTCGCTATGAAACTAATCATCGGGATTCCCCATACTGAGAATTCTGGACAACCGGGTTTTGTGACGGTGAGTGATCATTTCCCTGACATTCCACGTCACTTTTTCAATCCGCGTGTTGTACCACGTCTTCGTGGTTGGAGCTTCCACCAGACACAGTGACCACGTCTCCGCATAGCTGACAGTTCCTCGGCTCTTGTACTGTTCTAGACAGAAGAATTCGAACTCTTCGATGGGACGTTCTTCGAGCATCTCATTCAAGAGATTAGAGGAAGATGTGTAACGCCGCCAATTGGTGTCGATGCCCGAAGCTGTCTTGAAGCTCTTTTTACCCAGGTAAAATCTTTCAAGTACATTATCACGAATCACATAAATGAATCCGGAGCCTTTGCCCATTTGCTCAGGAAACAACCAATGTCCGTTATTATGCTTAGGGAGGCTCGATTGAAAGCTCTCAGGTGGTTTCGGGAAGTTCATATTCGGCCCTTTCTCGAGAAGGTTTCATCCCCGCAGGTCTCTCACGAAAGCCCATTCTTTGAGTGTGAAGTAATCATTCCAGTCCCGCTGAATGTGTATCATCTTGCCGTTCGAAAGCAGATAAGGTTCCCACTCGGGACCATAAGCCTCGAAATACATGGCGCAAACGATCTCTTGACACTCTTCTTCCGTGGTGCAGTGGAGGATGGCGTTTACTGCCTTCTTGGGACCGATGCCTGGAAGTCCCGGAATAAAGTCAGTTGGGTCACCTGATAACAGCTGTGAATAGTAAAGCTGCATGGCGTCATGCTCTGTGACCGTGTCCAATATTTTCTTCTTGATGTTCCAATGCCTGCCAGGTATGCATCGCAGGTCCTTGTCAATAGAGGCGACCACAAACGGTACGTCATGCTTCCGCGCCTCTTCCGCCCAGATCCTTATGAGATCATCGGCTTCTTTATCCCCGGCGAACGTCGCGAAAGATTGTTCGACGGCGTAGCTTCGTATCATATCCACGAATGGGTTGGGGATTTTCCACTTTCCCCTGTCTCTTTTGTAGTCGGAGTAGATCTCATCTCTGAAGTTCTTCCCAGACTTGACTGCCATGATTACATTGTCGCTGTACAGCTCTTCGGAGAGGATATCCATTTCTCTGTGGAACATCTGCACACACTTCTCTAAAGTCTTCTCGTCCTCGTGCGGCTCGTAGCCGGGTATCTCTTTCGCTCCCTTGAACTGATCCATGTCAATGCCGTGTACTTTGAAGTATTCGACTTTCTCTTTCCAGGCTCTTTCACAGGCGATGTGAGCGACCACATCCCCGTCCAGGATTATCAGCTCATCTCCCACAGTCGTGAGCCTCCTGTATCAAATCCCTCGCTTCGGAAACTGTTGTGCAGAGTTCGTCTGAAACATCTTTTTCAGTTGCATTGAATACCACCCTGCAACCTTCCATCTCAGCCATTTCTCCTTCGGTATCATCGGAAGTCAATCTACAAGTACCATCCAAGTCTTCAATTATGTTTATGTATATCATACGGCGACCCCTTTATGTGACACTCGCTGCACAAGCACTTTTCAACTGTTCTTCCGCCTCCACTCTTGAACCGCACTCGTAAGTTTCGACGCAATAGTGACAGGAACAGCCTCTATCTAGTGTATCAGTCATCAGTGAACATCCATCCAATTCATTCCGATTTTGCCGTCACCGTCCATGATCGTGATACCAAACAGTTTCGGCCCTTCTTGGAACGCTTTCTGTCCCAACTCTGCGGCTCTCTCCGCATGCTCTTCCGGTACTTGGAAATCTAATTCATCGTGCATGAATATGCAAGGGACGTAGGGGATTTCTTCTTCTTCGAGGTACTGCATCAATAACAAGCAAGCACCGGCACAGGTGGCTTTCTCGCAGGATTGCAGCAGGTACACCAGCAGTTTGTGGAAGGAGTCCACATAGATACGAATGCCACCGATGGAAGGGATGTAACCGTCCGCTTTGTTGTGCCCGCTAGATGTCGAGCGGTAGACTTTGGCGAGCTTGTCCAGGAGATCTTTGAAGCCTGGGACGGCGGCGGTGAAGCCTTTCTTGAGAGTGTTTCCCTGCTTTTGCTTAGGGTGTCCGAAGATATAGCCCCAGAGTTTCTCGCCGGATGCGCCAAACAAGAATGCATAGAGGATTCGCTTAGCAGTTGACCTCTGTTTAGCTTTGATGGCCTGCGCCAGCGTGTGACCTTCCTCGGGCACGACTCTGCCTTCGGAAGACAGGTACCTGTCCCAATCAATGCCCATGCTTGCGAGAACTTCTTTGAGCTTCTGCGCGTTGTAATCGTGAATATCGTCGTGCAAAAGAGTCTGCGTGAATTCATCGTTGTTCAGGTAGTGAGCGAGACCCCTTGCTTGGTTGCCTGCGGAATCACAGCCGATCAGCTTCCAGCCTTTCTTGCAAGTGAAAAGACGTCTCAATTCAGGCCCGTAGAGAGAGTCTTCGGAGGGAACATTCACGATGATCTTGTGTCGCGCTCGCATGCTCGGGGTGCCGATGGTTATGCATTCTCCTCTGAGACAATCGTCTGCGCCGACATTCTGGAGCCAAGTCTTCAGTATTCCGTAACGAGACTTGATGGTGAGATACTCCATGTACAGCTTGCCGTCGCCTCCCAGAAACTCCAATGAGTCCTCCGTAATCTTAGGTGACGTGCGCACCTTCTCGAATGTCACGGGATTCTGCTTGAAGTTATATTGCGTGGGAACCCATCCGTTGCGGAACAAAAAGATCTTCACGTCGTGCACAGAGCTGAGTTTCAGGAGAGGGAAATCCACGCGGCAGTACTCGCCGTCGATTGGACGCGATGCATCTTCCTGACCTTCCTCGGGGCCGATCTCGAACCATTTCGCGGTGTGATGGCTGTAGTCGCCGTCCATTTTCCACTTAGGTTTTTTGACGTCGATCTCGCCTTTACATTTGTCCACAGCGACTGTTTTGCGACCCAGCTTGCTTTCCAGGATCGCCGTCGTCGCGTATAGCTTACCGCTCATCTCAGAGAATAGCCATGTGCCTGATTCTACGTCAAAGGGCCATCCGTGCCATTCTGCTTCCGCACACCACTTGGAGATCGCGTGCTCTGCTTTCAGATAATGTACAACCCGTTCATCGGATTCGGCCAACCCTGTGAATTCTGACATGACATGTTCATAGACTTTCATGTTCAAGTTCACGTCGCGTTCACAGTAAGTCAGCATCTGAGGGGTGTATTGCGAGAAATCTTCAAACTCCAGCTTAGGGTAGCCGAAGTAAGTGCCCCACACGCCTAACGAATGTCCCATGTCACCGAACCGCCGGTAGTCCAACACGCGACTCATCACCAGTGTGTCGTGAATGCGACAATCTTTTCTCAGCTCGAAACCGAATAACTTTCGAAGAGCGCGAATGTCGAAATCGATGATGTTGTGACCAACCACCAACGTCGCCGCGCCCAGGTGTTCTCGCCAGCCTTCGTCGCCCTCCAGATAATAATGCTTTTCGCCGGTGTCCAGATGCCTCAAATAGACGATCCAGCAACGTGTGCATTTCCAGAGAAGATTATCCGTCTCGATATCAAATAGCCATCTGCTCATTTATAAAAGGAGAGCTTTCGCCCTCCTTCCTCATCGTTGTTTATAGACAGTGACCGGGCATCTCGGGCATTTTCGCCATCCATTCGTGCACCAAATCTGCCTTTATAGGCTTACATCCATTTTCCATATATAGAATGGCGTAGGCCTTGTAGAAGAGACTCTTCTTACGCTCCTGCAAAGGATCATCTTTTTTACCTAGACGTTCCATGTATTTGTTCTCTTGCAAGTCGATCGCTCCCAGAAATACTTTGGGATCAGAATACTTCTCCTTACGACTCTCTACGTCGAGCCAACCCAGATCGGGAATGCCCTCAAGGAGGCCCCGGTAGTGAGAGGGGTTGACCGCCTTATTTATCGTGTTTTCTCCCTTAATCCACACCGAGAAATCGTTCAATCCCACATGCTCAAAAATCTCGTCCGTCTCTTTGTTACGAATGTTGATATAATATATTTCGAAGAACTCCTCCAGCGTCGGAAGCGCCAGTCTGTTCCGCAGGTCTGCCAGCGTAATGTCGGAGGTGTTGGCGATGTGCCTCCTGGATGCTCGCTCTATGGCGGCGATATGCCAGCGTCCATAGGGGATACCGGGGACGAAGTCTCCTTCTGCGAACTCTGTCCGCGACGTGGCGTCTCTCCATGCTGTGATTCTCTGGAGTCCTTCGATCCAACTGTCGTAAGCACTCGGACTGCTGATCTTGAAACTGCCGCCTGCGTCGAAATTGTTAGTGACTTCAATGAAGTAATCTTGCAGCAGACTGCTGACGTCATTGAAACCTTGATCCTCCAGAATGTCAGTCAAGTACGGGTCCGTTGTTGTGCCCACGCGCAGGTAATCGCTTTGCTTAAATACATCGATTGTATATTTCATTGTTCACCTTAAAGGAGGTGCCGACCCTCAAGGGGTCGGCTGGAGTGTGTCAGAACTGCGGCGTTTCACGCTCCATATCCGAGTTCGGTTTAGGACCACGGTCCTCTTCCGACTGGGAGCCTCGGGTGGGCTGTTTCGTGAAATTCTCCTCGTTCCTCTGATACTCCCCTTCAGAGGTCACTACCTTAGTGCCTCCTTCGAGCTGTTCGAAATCATCGTCTCTGGGCTTCGGTTCGAACACAACATGGTGGGTCAGCTGAATACCCATGAGCACCGCCACCAGTTTGGTGCCGCCGTCCGGCAGAGGTGACTCGTACTGGTAGATTCGGATGTTACCAATGGAGCCGTTGCCTATGCTTTTGCCGTCCACGTCATCCAGGTTGCCGTCCACGATTTTGGGCGGCGCCCCCTTAGACATGTCCGCCTTCACCGAACGCTTACGCAAGTTCACGTAGAAGTATGGTTTCTCATCTTCGCTCATGTCGATCTTTACGGACAGATTAGCTGCCTCCCACTCTTTCTTTTGCTCTTTGCTGGACGTTCGAATTTGGATATCCCAGGAGGGCCGTTGTTTGTCTAACCTGTTGTTCGGCTTTTCTGGATCGAGACGCGGATACCAAATCAAACAATTTTTCAAAATCATACTTTCATCCCATTTTCACGGTTTTAAGGGGTGTGCCCGTTATCGGGTTAAGCTAACGACTTCAGCTAACGCTGACGCCGGGAAACAAAGCAGTTGCGTTGACTGCCATCTCAGCATCCAATGCTGAACGTAAATCCGTCGGCATGTCCAGATCATCCCGGAGGAAGTACATGTGACCGAACTCGTCATTGACTAAGTACACGATTTCCCAGATTCCGTTATCCAGAAAAGCGTGCTCCCAGTCTGTTCGGCAAGCGTCACCGTCCTCAAGCTTGTCATGTTGGTGTAGCAACAGCCCT